AAAATGGGTTGTCAATTATTCAGACACATGTGTTTGGAGTATCCTGAATTATTAGAAGAGGCAAGAGAAGATATCTTTAATGCCGCAAAATTAATTCAAGAATTAGAACACAAGTTCATTGATAAAATTTTTGAAATGGGTGATCTTGAAAATCTAAAAGCTGGTGATTTGAAAGAATTCATCACAAAAAGAATTAATGAAAAGTTAGTTGAACTTGGATATGAACCAATGTTCAAATTTAATGAGAAGAGAGCATCTGAATTAGATTGGTTTTACCACCTTACCGGTGGAGTGACACACACCGATTTCTTCGCAATCAGACCAACTGATTATTCTAAAGCGGGAGAGGGTGAAAATTGGGATGATATTTTTTAATTAGTAAAAATTTTATTGAAATATGAAGAACTACGGAGAAGAACTCGGTTGGGAGCTCGATGTTGATTTCCCAAGTTGGGGAAACACAGAAATTTATGTTAAGACAATATCTAAAGGTTATCTCTTACCAGGAGAAAAACCAAAAGATGCGTATTGGAGAGTTGCAACCACTGTTGCGAAAAGATTAGGTAAACCAAATTTAGCAACTAAATTCTTTGATTATATTTGGAAGGGTTGGTTATGTTTGGCAACACCTGTATTATCTAACACAGGTACGGACAGAGGTTTACCAATCTCTTGTTTTGGTATCGATGTTGGTGATAGTATTTTTGAAATTGGAAATAAGAACCTTGAATTAATGTTATTAGCAAAACACGGAGGTGGTGTAGGTATCGGTATCAATATGATTAGACCGGCCGGTGCTAAGATTACAAATAACGGAACTTCAGATGGTGTTATTCCATTTATAAAAATTTATGATTCAACAATTCTTGCAACTAATCAAGGTTCAGTAAGAAGAGGAGCCGCTTCTGTTAATATTAAAATTGACCACAAAGACTTTGAAGACTTTTTAGAAATCAGAGAACCAAAGGGAGACGTGAATCGTCAATCATTAAACCTACACCAATGTGTTGTGGTTAGTGATAAATTCATGAAAAAATTAGAAGAAGGTGATCAAGAGGCAAGAAGAAAATGGGGTAAGTTACTTCAGAAGAGAAAAGCGACTGGTGAACCTTACATCATGTACAAGGGTAATGTTAATAAACAAAATCCTGAAATGTATAAGAAGAACGGATTGAAAGTACATATGACAAACATTTGTTCTGAAATCGTTTTACATACAGACGAATCACATTCATTTGTTTGTTGTTTAAGTTCTTTAAACTTGGCAAAATACGATGAATGGAAGGATACTGATTTGGTTTATACATCAACAATATTCTTAGATGGTGTATTAGAAGAGTTTATCCAAAGAGCTAAAAACTTAAGAGGATTTGATAATGCAGTACGTTCAGCGGAAAGAGGTAGAGCACTTGGATTAGGTGTTTTAGGTTGGCACACTTACTTACAACAAAAAGGTGTTCCATTTGAAGGGTTGACCGCACAATTTGAAACTCGTAAGATTTTCTCCCAAATTAAAATCGAATCTGAAAGAGCAAGTAGAGATTTGGCAAAAGAATTTGGTGAACCATTATGGTGTAAAGAAAGTGGGTTTAGAAATACTCACCTAAGAGCAGTTGCACCAACAGTATCAAACTCTAAGTTGAGTGGTAACGTAAGTAGTGGTATTGAACCATGGGCGGCAAACGTGTTTACCGAACAAACTTCAAAAGGTACATTCATTAGAAAGAACCCTGAATTAGAAAGAGTACTTCGTAAAATTGGTAAAAACACAAAAGAAGTTTGGGACCAAATTTTGGCAGACGGAGGTTCAGTACAAGGATTGGATTTCTTAAACGAATGGTGTTTTGTCGATGCTAAGGTAATTGAATGTAGTGAAGTAAAAGAAGAAGATAAACACAAAATATCATCAGTTAAAGAGGTGTTTAAAACATTTAAAGAAATTAATCAATTAGATTTAGTTAGACAAGCTGGTGTGAGACAACAATACATCGACCAAGCTGTTTCATTGAATTTAGCTTTTCCAGCAATTGCAGATCCAAAATGGATAAATCAGGTACACTTAGAAGCTTGGAAACAAGGTGTAAAAACTTTGTATTATATGAGAACTGAATCCGTTTTAAGAGGTGATATTGCGGCACAAGCGATGGATCCTGATTGTGTTAGCTGTGAAGCTTAAAATTAATGGGTGACTCCCTCAAAGTACTACTGTCGTCAAGGCGTACCTTGAGCATCCAGGTCTCGAGAATACAGGGGGTGAATATCAAGACACTACTATTGAACCCAACTTCGGTTGGGTTTTTTATTTATTACCATTTTATATTAGTTTATATTTATTGTTATGGCAGTGACATATGGTATAGATTATCCATTTAGAGATAGTAACAAGGGTGATTATCTCAAAATGACCGAAACACCTGAAAGAGAAGTGAGAGCAAACCTAATACACCTTCTTTTAACAAGAAAGGGTACGAGATATTATTTACCTGATTTTGGTACAAGAATCTATGAATATATTTTTGAACAAAATGATGTAGTTAGTTTTAATTTAATAGAGGAGGAAATTAGAGACGGTGTTAAAAAGTACATACCTAATTTAGATATAAACTCAATAAAAATAAACTCAGCAGAAAACGACCCTGAAGAAGAAAGAATGTTTACACAAGATGAAGACGAAAGATTATTTAGAGTATCGGACGCATCGAGTAAACCATATACTGCCAAAGTAAGAATTGATTACACAGTTAATAACGGAGCATTTTCATCTTCGGACTTTATAATTATCAATATATAATATGTCAAAGAAAATAACATACGCAACAAGAGATTTTGCGGGATTGAGAGAAGAATTGGTTAATCTAACCAAACAATATTATCCTGATTTAGTAAAAAACACTAATGACGCATCAATCTTTTCTGTTTTATTAGATTTAAACGCTGCGGTTGCGGATAATTTACATTTTCACATTGACAGAGTTTGGCAAGAAACAATATTAGATTTTGCACAACAAAGACAATCGTTATTTCATATTGCAAAAACATACGGTTTAAGAATACCGGGTAACAGACCATCAGTTGCGTTGTGTGATTTTTCAATAAATGTTCCTGTAAGTGGTGATAAAGAAAAAACTGAATATTTGGGTTTATTAAGAGCGGGAGCACAAGTATCAGGCGGAGGTCAAATTTTTGAAACAGTAGAGGATATTGATTTTTCAAATCCATTCAATAGTAAAGGAGAACCAAACAGATTAAAAATACCAAATTTCGACGGTAATAATAAATTAATATCATACACAATTACAAAAAGAGAAGCGGTTGTAAATGGTGTAACCAGAGTTTTCAGAAAAGTTATCACAGATGTTGATCAAAAACCATTCTTGAAAATGTACTTACCTGAACAAAACGTATTAGGTGTTACATCTGTTATACATAAAGAAGGAACGACATTTGGTGCAAACCCAACCTTAGCTGAGTTTTCGTCAGTTGCAAATAAATGGTATGAAGTTAAATCTCTCATGGAGAACAAAGTGTTTATACCTGATTCAACAAAAGTTTCAGACAGAGAAAACTTTAAAGCGGGAACATACATCGATGTAAGTAATAAATTCATTACAGAATACACACCTGAGGGTTATTTTTCATTAACATTTGGTTCAGGTACAGTAAATCCTTTAGACAATCTTGACAATTATATGTCAGGAACTTTAAAAGTAAATCTTGCAACATATCTTAATAACCTATCATTGGGTGCGATTCCAAAGTCAAACACAACGTTGTTTGTAAAATATAGAATTGGTGGTGGTAAAGACAGTAATTTAGGTGTTAATATCATTACAAATGTTGATAATGTTGATTTCAATGTTAATGGACCTGTTGCAACAGTAAACACACAAGTAATTCAATCATTAAGAGTTACAAACGTAACTCCGGCTATCGGTGGTGCAGACCAACCGACTATTGAAGAAATTAGAAATATGGTTGCGTACAATTTCGCAGCACAAAATAGAGCAGTAACATTAAATGATTACAAATCTATGATTGAAAATATGCCATCTACATTCGGTGCACCAGCAAAGGTTAACGTAATGGAGGAGGATAATAAGGTTAAAATAAAATTAACTTCATATGACGAAAGAGGTAATCTAACAAATGTTGTCTCTAACACATTAAAAAACAACATCATAGAATATCTTTCTGAATATAGAATGATTAATGACTACTTAGAAATTGAAAGTGGTGAAGTTATTGATGTTGGTTTAGAAGTTGACATCTTAGGAGATAAGAATGAAAGTGAAACCGAAATTGTAAGAACGGTAATTGAAAAGGCTATAGAGTATTTCTCAATAGAAAAGAGAAAAATGGGTGACCCATTATTTGTGGGTGAATTATTTAAAGAAATCGGTACAGTTGCCGGTGTTGTTAGTGTTGTTGACATCAGAATATACGGTAAAATTGGTGGTGAATATTCCACAAACGAAGCATCTGTTGGATATGTAAATGAAGCAACAAAACAAATCGTTCAATCCGATATGACTGTATTCATGAAATCAAATCAAATATTCCAAATTAGATTTCCAAATAAAGATATAAAAGTAAGGGTAAAACCTTTGGTTTCCACTACATTCTAATTTGAAATTTTCTTATATTAAAATGGAAAATCTCATTGTTTCTATTTATTATAAGAATGGCACAAAAGCATAGAATATCTACAAATATTGGTAAAGATCAAGTAATAAGAGTTGAATTAAAACAAGATTTTGATTTACTCGAAATACTTTCATTAAAATTTACACAAAAGGACGTATACACTTCACTTTGTGCAGATTATGGTGTTGTTGTTGGTAGGATTAGTGTAAACGATGGATTCGGTGTACCAAACACAAGAGTTTCTATTTTTATACCTTTAGATGAGGTAGATGAGAACGACCCCCTAATATCTGAATTATATCCATATAAATCTGTCTCAGATAGAGATGAGAGTGGATATAAGTACAATCTTTTACCATCAAGACAACAACATAGTGGACATTCACCAACCGGTACATTTCCCGACCAAGAAGACATTCTCAATAGAGAAGAATACTTAGAAATTTATGAGAAGTATTATAAGTTCACCGTAAAAACAAACGAATCGGGTGACTTTATGATTTGGGGAGTACCACTCGGTACACAAACATTACATGTGGACGTTGACTTATCTGATATTGGTTGT